GGGCGTGATCGAAGACCGCTCGCCCGCCGCCCTGCGCGCCTTCTGCAAGCGCTTCGTTGCCCATGGTCATAACGGCGTGGTCGTCGATCCCGACATGCTCTCCTACGACCAGGCCAGCCCGATCATCGAAGCGCTGAAGAAGATGGAGAAGCGCGGCAAGGCGGCATGGGCTGGGGGCGCTCCATGACCCAGAACCGCAGCACCGCCGTCATGCAGCGCCGGGCCGAGCCCCACGACAGTCTAGACGATTTCCCGACGCCGCCCTGGGCGACACGGGCTCTCCTCGAGCAGCTGGATCTGCACTATCAGGCATGGCTTAACGGATGGTCAACTTGCCGCGAGCCAGCAGCCAATCGGGGCCACATGGTGGAACCCCTGCGCGACGTTTTCGCGTCGGTCGAGGCGGCCGACATCTTCGACTATGGGCTGGGATTCTCGCAGGCTGACTACCTGTTCGGGCCGGATCCAGAGCCCGTCGACTGGACCATCACCAATCCGCCCTTCCGGCTGGCAGAACAGTTCATTGAACGCGCCCTGCGCACCAGTCGGGAAGGTGTGGCGATGATCGTTCGCAGCGCCTTCCTCGAGGGCGTGGGGCGATATTCCAGACTGTTCAGCGCGCACCCCCCGCGCCTGGTCCTGCAATTCACCGAGCGCGTCGTGATGCACAAAGGGCGCCTGTCTGCGAACGGCAGCACCGCCACTGCCTATTGCTGGATCATTTGGACCCCGGGCCAAAGCCAGAATACCGGCACCATGTTCGGATGGATTCCGCCCTGCCGAAAGCGGCTGGAGCGGGCCGAGGACTATGTTTCGCCCGAGGGCACCCTGTAATGGCATTGCCATCCGCCCTTCCTGAATCGCTGATCGACCTCGCCGAGACCTTGGGCGTCCGCGTGGCATTGCTGCTGATCAGCGAATTCGGTGGGCGGGAGCTTCGCATTCCCAAGAATCCCGGGCCGGACCACCCGATCATCAAGGCTCTTGGCGAAACCGATGGTCGGGCTGTATGTCATTTCATGGGAGACCAGTTCGTCTATATCCCCCACGGTCGAGCGGGTGCCCGCCGCCAATCTGTGCAGGACCTTTCGACCAAGGGCCGCACAAGGGGAGAAATAGCCCGGCTGCTGGGTCTTTCCGAGCGCCATGTGCGTCGCCTGGCAAATGTTCCTGACAAGCGGCAGGACGATCTTTTCTCGGAATAGTTGCGCAACCCGGACGGATGTCCGGACCTCATTATTGCTGCGGTCAGCGAAAGATCGCCCGAGCAACCATCGGGCATCACATGACAAAAGCAGCGGTTTCCCTCATTCAGACCGGCCTGCGCGACCTTGGCTATCAGCCGGGGCCGATCGATGGGCTATACGGTGCCAGGACGCGCGCGGCCGCTGAAGGATGGATCAAGGCGGGCGGCGCAGCCGTGTCGGTGATGCTGCCGCCCTCGCTGAGCGGCATGATCTTCCAGGGCAAGGCCCGCTACCCGGTCACCGAGATTGTGGCGCATTGCAGCGCGACGCGGCCCGGCTGGATGCAGGACGCCTCCACCTCCGACCAGGTCGCCGAGATCCGGCGCTGGCACATGCAGGACCGGGGCTGGCGGGACATCGGCTACCACTGGATCATCAGCCGCTCGGGCGACCTGCTGGCGGGCCGCGCCGAAACCGAAATCGGCGCCGGTGTGGTCGGTCATAACCGGGGCGTGATCCATGTCTGCCTGATCGGCGGCGCCGGCTCGGCCGAGACCGACCGCTTCCGGGACAATTTCACGGCTGCCCAGGACAACACGCTGCGCGGCCAGTTGCAGGCCATCGCCATGCGCACGCGGATCCACCGGATCAGCGGCCACAATGAATGGGCGGCCAAGGCCTGCCCCGGGTTCAACGTCCCTGCCTGGCTAAAGGAGGCCGCCTGATGGATGTCCTGACGACGCTTTACACTACCATCCTTCCGACCTTGCTGCAGCTGATCGGTGCCCTCCTCGGGGTGCTTCTGATCCGCGCCTCGACCTATGCCAGTGCGCGCTGGGGGATCGAGATCGAGGCCCGCCACCGCGAAGCGCTGCATTCGGCCATGATGTCGGGCATTCGCGCCGCCTTGACCAAAGGCCTGACCGGTCAAGCCGCGGTCGATGCGGCCATCGTCTATGCCAACGACAGTGTTCCCGAGGCTTTGAATGCCTTGGATCCATCGGCCGAGACCATCACGGCGCTGGCTGAGGCCAAGCTGCGCGAGGCGGCGGGCTGAGATGGTGGCCGGTCTGTTTGCCGCATCCCTGATCATCCTGGTGCTGGCCGCCGCGATGATCCGCGCCTGGGCGGTTGCCGCCCAGGTCGACAAAGCCGCTGCCCGCGAGGCGCAAGACGCCCTGAACACCACTCGGAGAATCGACGATGCGACCCGCACTCCCCCTTCTGTTGACGCAGCTCGCGGCTGGCTGCGCGATTTCGGGCGCGATCCCCCCGCCGACAAGCGGTGATGTCATGTGCCACGAGGTGCAGCCCCTCGCGCGGCATCACGCCGCCGCCCTGGCCCAAGGCGGCGATGACGCATCGATTTCCACCGGACAGACCCTGATCGCCGGCCTCGCCGCCGCGTGCAGCTGGGCGGTGCTGCAGTGACCTTCGAGTTCGACTTCACGGTCACCATGAGCGTCATCGTCGCCGTCGTGCTGAGTTTCGTTGGCTGGATCAGATCAATCCGCAAGGGCATCGACGATGCCATCGGCGCGATCCGCGAACACCAGTCGGCGCAGGAAATGCGCCTCGGCACCGTCGAGCAGGTCCAGCAGGCCATGCCGACGAAGGATGACCTGCATCAGGTCAATCTGGCGGTCGAGGGTCTGCGGGGCGATATCCGGGAGCTTCGGGCGCACATGGAAGTCATGAGGGTTTTCCAGGGCGCATCAGCCACGAACGGCCGCAAGGCGCCCCAGAGCGGGCGCGAATAGAAGGAGAGTGGCCGATGGGCACCAAAGAGGACATTCGCCGCAAAGCTCGATCGGATTACGTCTACCGTCGGATGATGCAGTCCACCATCGCTGCGGCCCATGGGGTTTCAGAGGCAACCGTTGGCCGCTGGAAGAAGGCGGCCAAGGAAGCCGGCGACGATTGGGACAAGGCCAGAACCGCTCATGTCATCGCTGGTGAGGGCGTTGAGGTTGTCGTCTCCTCGGTGGTCGAAGACTTCATGATCCAGGCGCAGGCGATCCTGGACGAGATCAAGGATGGCGAGCATACGACCCAGCAGAAGGTCACCATGCTGGTCCAGCTCTCGGATGCGATGACCAAGATGGCCGGCAGCGCCAAGCGCTTTGCGCCCAAGGTCTCGGAACTTGGCGTTGCCCAGGATGTGATGGCGAAGCTTCTGGAATTCGTGCGGGAGAACTTCCCGCAGCATGCTGCCACGATTCTCGAGATCATCGAGCCCTTCGGTGAGCATCTGGCCGGGATCTATTCGTCATGACCCGTCGGCCGCAGCTCAAGGCCGCGGTCAGCCGGAAAGAGTTCGCGCAGAACATCGCCGAAATGGCGGCGGCCTTCTCGCGCAACATCGAGCTGAGCGTCGATGCCTTCCCCTCCGATCCCGCCGCCAGGGCCGAACGACTGGCGCGTGTGGCCGATTTTGCGGGCGAGGGCTTCGAGTTCTTCCTGAAGACCTATCTGCCGCACTATGTGAAGGGCGAGGACAGCCTGTTCCACCGGGCGATCTTCGAGCTGGCGCCGCAGGTGCTGACGGCGACGACCGGAAAGCGCGAGATGCTGATCGCTCCGCGCGGCTCCTCGAAATCGACCCATATGTCGTTGGGCTTTGCGCTCTATTGCATCGTGATGCGCAAGACGCGGTTCTGCCTCGAGGTCTGCGATGTCTATGCCCAGGCGGCGCTGCTGATCGAGGCGATCAAGGCAGAACTGACCACCAACCCGCGCCTGCAGAACGACTTCCCGGAAGCCTGCGGCGAGGGTCGTGTCTGGCGCGAGGGCGAGATCGTCACCAGGACGAACATCCGAGTACGCGGCCTTGGCGCCGGCCAGAAGCTGCGCGGCCTGCGCCACGGCCCGCACCGGCCCGACCTGCTGTTCTTCGACGATATCGAGAACGACGAGGCCGTCCGCAGCCCCGACCAGCGCGACAAGCTCGAGGCCTGGATCAACCGCGCAGCCCTGAAAGTGGGCCCGCCGGACGGGTCCATGCACGTCCTCTGGGTCAACACCATCCTGCATTGGGATGCCGTCACGGTCCGGGAATCGAAGAAGCCCGGCTGGAACGTCACCAAGTTCCAGGCGATCATCCAGTTCCCCGATCGAATGGACCTCTGGGAAGAGTTCGAGGAGATCTACCACAACGACGGCGAAGCGGCCGCGCG